ACTACTTGATGAATTATCAATAGCTAAACTTGGTGCTCCATTTGTACCTGTACTTGCTATAGTTACAATTCCACCAACAGCTAATGTACTTGCCATATCCACAGCACCATCAATATCTACTACATCAAGGTTGGCTGTTCCTGCTACATCTATTGCTCCACTAATGTCTAATGAAGTTGCTTCAATCTCACCACTTGCTTTCATTGTTACACCATCACCACCTGCAACTCTAAATATTATTTCATCATCTGTACTAAATTTTATTTGGTTATCTGCATCTCTACCAGCTACTAAACTTGCATTTAATATTGAGGTTAGAGTTGTTTGTGTAGCACCTAAAACAAAATCTAATGTGTTATCACCATCTTCATAAGTAACTGCTATTCCTGTCTCAGTATTAGAGCCAACCATTGCACCTACTGTGTCTGCAATAAATTCATCTAAAGCTTTAGTATCTATTGTTATTGCATCAGCTTCCAATGTACCATCTACATCTACATCACCTGAAATATCTAAAGAGGCAAAAGAGCTTGTTCCTGTAGCAGTAATTGCTCCAGAGCCTATTGTTCCAATCGTAGCTATATTTTTTGAGCCATCTAAAACTACTGCTTTTGATGCTGCTGCTGTTCCAGCAGTAATTCCATCTATCATTTCTAATTCGGCTTCTGCTATGGCTGCACTACCAATAGTAATTGTTCCTGTAAAAGTTGGACTTGCAATAGGTGCTTTTGTATCTATCTGAGTTTGTATTGCCGAAGTAACTCCATCAACGTAATTTAATTCAGTAGTTGATAAGGTTGCTCCATCAATAATTTCTAACTCGGCTTCTGTGATAACTGCACTTCCTATAGTTAAGCCAGTTGCAGTAATTACTCCTGCTGATAAAGTTCCACTTGTTGAAAGTGCTTCATTTCCGAAATCTATCGCACCACTACTGTCAGTAATTGAACCATTTGCAAAAGTAAGGTTTCCAATAGTTGAGCCTGTTGCTGTAGAGATTGTGCTTGTAAAAGTTGAAGCATCGTCTGCTGTTAAAGCACCGACTCTTAAATTTTCATAATCTGTAATTGATACGTTACCAGCAGTTGTGCCATCTTCTGAAGTATCTACAAAGCTAAATGTGTCTGCAGATTCATCCCAAATTATTCCCACATTAGCAGGAGCAGAATCACTTGATCCTCTTTTAATAATAATTCCAGCATCAAAAAGATTATTGCCTGGCTGTGAATCATATTTGTTTAAAAGAATCAATGGATCTTCTACGTTTAAATTAGTCGTAGAAACTTCTTGAACACTTCCTGTTGTGGTCAATGTACCACTTATAGCCACATTTGTTGCTGTTAAAGTTGAGCCAGAAAAAGTTAAATCTGAATCATCTGATAAAACTCCATTCGTTCCTGCGAATACAACTCGTCCAGAAGTTAATCCATCAGCAGTTATTGTTGCAGCTCTTAGATCGTAAGCACCAATATCAATATTTGCCGAAGCTGTAATTCCAGCAGTTGTTAAAGAACTAATTGTCGTTGCTGCTATTGTTCCACCTTCTACTTTATCACCTGAAATTTGATTAGCTGCGAGTGTAAGCGTTCCAGCAGATACATCTAAAGTTTTTCCAGATCCAACTGTAATGTCTGATGTTGCTATTGTTGCACCATCAATCGTTCCAGAATCAATATCCACTTCGGTCATATTCTGACTGTTAAAATCAATAGCACCAGAAAAAGAAGTAGCTCCCAAACTGACAGTTCCTGTCGTTGTAAGATTGCTTGAGCCAATATCAATAGCACCAAACCCAGAACTAATCGCACCTGAATTCAAAGTTCCAACTGTGGTAACTTGAGCTTGACTTGCATCAACGCTTAGAGAGTGTGCAATATTCTCACCGCTTGTTGCTCCTGTTGATGTTAGTCCAGTTCCAGCAGTTATATTTTGAACATAGTCGCCAGTTGTGTCAGTTGCAAGAGCTACACTATTTGCTTGAATTGAAGCAACTCCTGCTTCTGTAATTAATACATCTCCACTTACAGAACTAAAGATTGCATCTTCTAAATTCTCAAAAGTTATTTTACCAGAACCATCATCCGTTGCATCTACCATAGCAATAAAATCTGCATCGGCAATAGTTGTTTCTGTAGTTAGTTCGTTTAAATCTAAAGCAAAGGTTACTGTATTTGAACTTGCTGAAGTATCTACTCCTGTTCCCCCTGTTAAAGTTAAAGTTTCTGAATCAAGGTCAATAGCTATTGTACCAGAATCAGTTGTTAAATCTAAATCTTCGCCTGTGACTTTTGTGTCAACATAATCTTTGACTGCGGCAGAAGTAGGAACTGTAGTGTCATTGTCATTACTTGAAATACCATCGCCTTCATCTACAAACTTTGTAATTGCAATAGACTCTCCAGAATCAGTTAATGTACCAAAAGATATAATGCCATCAGCAGTAAAACCATTAGCTGTAATAGTATAATTGCCGATATCAACAGAGTTTGCAACTGTTAAAGAAGTAATCGCATCTACTGTTCCACCATCAATATCAGGTGTATTAATATCTGGAGCAGTTAAAGTTTTATTTGTTAAAGTATCTGTAGTTGCTCTACCTACAAATGTATCTGTAGAATCTGGAATAGTCCAAGTTCTGTCGGCAGTTGGATCTGTTATCGCTAAGGTTGTTTCATAACCATTAGCAGTGGATCCTTCGAAAATTAAATTTGTTGTAATTGTAGCATTCATCGCTACTGTGTCTGCAGCCGCGTCACCAATCTGAGTGTTTCCTGTTCCTGTAAAGTTGGCTGCCTGAACAGTTCCAGAAGCGGTTAAATTTCTTATGCCCGTTACGTCTAAATTCGAGTCGACAGTTAATACTTTATTCGCTTGAGCTGTTCCAAGTGTAGATATATCATTATAATTTAATTCAGCAGCTGATGCTGTGACTAAAGTTCCTCCCAACTTTAATCCATTTGATCCATCATGAGATGCGACATTTAAATCATACGCTCCATCTTTAACTTGGACAGTCGTTGTTGAAAGTTCTAATGCTGATCCTGTCCCATCACCATCATAAACTCTTCCTACGGACCCACCGACTCCACCATCCATGTGCAACAATTGCACATATCCTGTGGAAACAGCTACCGAAGTTAAATCAATCGCCATATTGGCACCTCTTAATTTTTATCTTTAAAACAAGATGTTCGGCGAGGCGTGCGTTTGCGTGCCTACCTCGCCTACTAATCAATTACTCAATTCTCCGACTAAGGATTATTGAAGTTTACGATCTGACCAGCAGCGGTTCCAGCTGCTTGAGTTAATGAAGCACCAAACAATACGTCGGCAACGACGCTTGTACTTAGGTGATCAATATCGTACTCACTTTGAACTCTTGGTTCCATCTGCATTGCTAAGAGAACGGAATCTTTTGTAAAAATAGATCCTGTCTCGTCACCTGTACCACCATCGTCGTCCCAATCTGTAGATGTAAACACAGGCATTCCATAGATTCTGCCAAGTTGACCAGAAATATTTGGACCAACTCCAGATGCTTCTGGACCTCTTTCTTGGTAATCTGTGAAATCGCCAAGACTCATAAGAGACATATACCCCGCAGGAGAAACATACATAAATGTTTCGCCATCAGTGTAATCAACGTTTATGTCGAGCAGCTTTTGAAGGCCAGAACGAACAAGCGCAGTTGTGAATGTGTTATCAGCAGCCAACGTTACGTCATTTGCTGTTGCAGATTGGATGATATCCACTGCTAGGTAATTTTCAACCTTCTTAGCGATGCCATAGCCCATGGATTTCGCATAGAGTGAAAATAAATCATACGAACTTTGAACGCGAGCAATATCCTCGATACGCTTGGCCTCGTAGGCATGTTGATTTATTGAGATGGAAGCTTCTCCATCTGTTTGAGCAGAATACGTAACCGCCGTATCTGCAGATTTAGCCGCTGCGGTCTCTTCAGAAACGCGAGGAACGTGCACGGTATCACCAGAAACTAGATCAGAAACATTTGTAACTTGATTTCGTATTCTGAATTGACGCTCAGCGTAATCTAAAATAGCGTCTTTCCAGACCTCTGGAATAAACTTAGCAGCAGTTGTTACTGTTACATTAGCCATTTAATTTAACCTTTTTTTAATGCTCCGCGCATAATATCGGCGAAGTGACTCTTTCGTTCACTTGGAGAAATCTTTGACCACTCCAACTGTTTGCCGCCAGAAACACCACCACCACTATTATCTACGCTCGGAACTTGTTTTGAAAATTCAGTCTTCATTTGTTCCAATGTATCGGAGTCTAATTTAGAAAGCTTGGATCTTAACTCTTCAGGATACTCCTCAAGAATTCTTTCTTTCCTTGCCTGTTCAATCGCCTTAAAAGATTCAGCATCTTTTGCAAATTGATCTCTTTCCACTTTTGTGGTTTCGTAGAGCTCTTTGTATTGTTGCTTCTCTGCCATTTTCTCTTCTGCCTCAGTCTTTTGCTGAGCTTGAAGGTTGGAGAGTTGCTTTTCTAATGCTTTCTTCTCTTCGTTGATTTCTCTAAACCGATATCCTGGAACCGTATATTCTTCAGCCTTTTCGTTGCTAGTTACGGATTCAGTTTTAACGTCCTGAGCGACTTCTTCAGTTTTTACGTCCTGACTGACATTTGTTTCTGACATTTCTACCTCTTTTGTGAGTTATTATTCAACGGTAATTTTAGAAGTTCCAGATGCTAGCTTCATTGCCTCTGAGATTCTTTTATCCCAGAACGCCTCTATAAACTTCTCTTCTTTTTTATTAACCGGATTCTTTATTGTTGATATTGGTCTTCCCATCTTTTCGTTTTGAAAAGCTTTAATCGACTCCTGAGCTGGAAAGCCAATAGTCACTTGAAATTCATCTGCCTCTTTCACTGAAAAGCTATTTAACATATCACTTGTTAGTGTTAAATTTACATCGCCAGGCTTAGATGGCTTAAAACCACTAGCCTGTCTTTTAAATTCTCCCCGCTTCTTTCTTAACCAATAAGGATCTTGTCCTTTAACTGATTTAGTAGAATACTCTTTAAAATCTTTTCCAGTAACTCCCTCGCCCTTTTGAGTTCTCTCTGTAATCATACCGATCAACTTTTCTCCCATAAGAATCATCTTCTGAGTTGTCGATAGATCTTTAAACATTTTGTCGAGTGGTATCTTAGGCTCCGCCATATTTGGCCTTAAATATCTTTGTTGCCAATTTAGGTTCATGCATTTGAACGTTTGTCACATATGGTCTCCATTGATGCCTGCAATTATATCCCCCACGCTCAACAAAAACAGATGATCCTAATCTTTCTTCTATTTCTTTTCTAGTTAAAGGACCTTGCGACATAAAATCAAGGCAAGTTTTTCTCGTCTTTTTATCGACTGGACCAACATAAACATAACTCGTACTAACTGGAAGTTTATCTGCCATCAAAGAATGTATTGATGCAGTGTATGTCGATAAAGCTGTAGTCATCAAAGTTTCTATCTGATCAACTCTCAAATCATTTGTGATTCCAGCAATCATTTGATCTTTAGTTAGACCTCCCAACACACCAGTGGTTAAATTCTTTGAAACCGCCCTTGATATATCGTCAGCAAGTTGATTCATAAACTGTGCCTGATTAACTGAAGTAATTGCTTGAAGAGTGGATGGAGATATGTCTGCAAACTTATCCATCTTTTTTAATGTTGCGATATACTCTTTGTTTAAATTGTTAAACGACCCAGCAAACTCAGGATCCGACAATATTGTTTTCTTCATATTCGTACTTGACAGCAGCTGTATGATCTGCTCTTTTGATTGACCTTGCAATATCAACTGATGTACATTGTCAGTCATCTTATTTACAAGAAGCAAATAGTCGTCAGAGAAGTTGTTTATCTCTAGTCCCATTAACTCTCAAGAGCTCCTAACAATAAGCTTCCTGGCTGCTCTTGTTCTTGAGCTGGCGCTAACTCTTCAACCATCTGTGCGATTTCTTCTTCTTCTAAATCTGGATTATACTTTCGAAGATAATCTTTTTTAGAAGACAGTCCATTCTTCCACTCCCAATCCCACTGATCTCTTTCTTCTTTGGCCGTCAATTGAAAACGAGGCTCAGAAAAGTCAACCGAGAACTCTTCAGGAACTCGAATGCTGTGTACTTCTAAGACTTTTCGATCAACCTCAAACCTTTTGTTTTCTACACCTCTCCAAGTCATTTGATAATCGGCCATAACAGCTTCTGTTAAATCAATCTCTGCCATCTTTAATGCTTCTCCACTCAAGAAAGATTCGCGACCTACTGACCACTTCACCTTTAAATTGTTATTATAAGCAACTGAGTCGACATAAAATCTTATTGAGTTAATGTATTGCTCTAGGTTTCCACCAGGAGACTCAAATGAAAAACCTCCTCCTTCTGGAAGAACCATTGGACGATCAGGACCAAGCCCAACATCTGTCATCATATCAACACCAGTTATAACAGGCTGACCTAATGCCTGCAATCTCATAGCTAATCCAAGCTCTGTCATTAAAAGGTTTACCATTAAATTTGCATTTAAAATATCATCGGCACCATTTCTAATAAAGTCGGTCGTGTAAGGATATCTGTGACAGACGGTAAAAGGCAAAACTCCGTACGGGTTAACATTCCCCTCATTGATGGATTCAATCTGTCCGGTTTGATGAATTAAAAAATGTTCTTCAACAGACCAATAAGCATAAACACAATCTTGATCTCTTGTTTGTCCGTGATTATAAATTGGATAAATGTATGCAAACGGATCTCTAGCTCTTGGTTCAAATATTGGCTCAAACTCTATAATCTGATCATACTCTATCTTGCTAGTCTCTTCATTAAATCTTGTTCTTATTAAATGGGATCCTAATAAATATGTTAACCTCTCTGCTGTAAGCATTGCCTCATCTAAATCTGTGACTGACTCTGAATACGATTCATTTTTTCTCTCAGGAGGCTGCTTGTATCCGATTGCACGAGCATTGATTAACTTCGAAGTAATGTTTTGACAAGTATATGGAATCTCAATACTCTTAATCGGGAAGTACGTAGAGAGATCGCCTTCCATTGTATCCCTCATTCCCTCATAATAAGACAAAGCTCGATATCTGTCTTCTGTCCTCTTGTGCTTGACATCGCTAAGGTAATCAGCTAATGCACTCTTTACGTAGTCCTTTGTTTCAACTATCATTTTTCTTTTACCATTTCATTGAGGTTGCTATTCGTTGAACTATGGGCCACTTGTAACTGATCATGTAGGTAGCTGCATCTAGTGAATGAGTCAATTCAATGTTTGACTTATCAATGCCTCCCTTTCGATCTCGCTGAACTTGCTCTAAATCTTTTATCAAGTATAAACACTTTGGATCAATAGTCATTTTAATCTCGCCCTTCGCATTTCTGAGTTTGCGATTTAAGGCATTCAATCTATCTCGATGACTAGGATGTCTTCTTGCTGCTATAACTCTATATCCATGATCTCTTAATATCTGATGATCACTTCTGTTTGAAGTTGTACTTCTTGCTGTCCCTGCTGGATCCGGATACACCTCTTTTACCTTTGGCCAAAGTTCCTTCATCTCTTTAGCTAAAAGTTCAGTAGAGGAATTCCTTCTCCTTATCTCATCAATGTAATGAATCGTCTGATCAGAATAAATGCAGGCAAGAACTGCTGACATATAATCGACATTGAAATCAATCCCTATTACAAAATAATTTGAAAGCTCTTCAGCCTTCGTAACATGCTCTGACCGATCAAATGCCCAAGCAGCTCGATTGGCAGCCGACTCAAAACTAGCCATGAATTCTTGCTTGTAAGCTCTTTCGTCTAAGTTTGCCTTGGCTAGCTCTAACTCCTCATCGCTAACAAATCCCCCGTCTATTGTTTTGTATTGCCAAGACTTCCACTTAGGATCTGATCCTTGTCCCTTAACAAAATAATCATAAAAGTTGTTAGCACTAAATCCATCAGGAGTCCCAATCATCATCACTGATCCACCTGTGGTTGTTAACATAGGATAAATCACTTCCTCAAATACTCCTTGTTTTTGATAAGCGTATTCATCTAATACACATCGCTCTAATTCTGCTCCCCTAAGACTGTCGGCTGCATCAGATCCTTTAATCGCAATTGTGGCACCTGATCGAGTACAACTCAAATCCGTCTCGTTGATCTTCCATTGACTGTCTCCCGTCGACCTGATAATTTGCTTCAACATTGGCCAAACTGTAAGACGTCCGTTTCTGTAGGTTGGACTTATGTACCAACGATTTTGTCCCGCCAACATTTCCCCCTTTAAAAGAAACATTAATCCCAGGATTGACTTTCCGAATCTCCGCCCTGCCGTGATTACCTTGAAGCGAGCTGGATGAGAGAGAATTTCTCTTCTCTCCTTTGTTATGTATAATTCCATCGCTACTCTTTTTCATCTATTTGATCATCTCCAAAGTCTAAAATTCTTATAGGTTCAACTTTCTCCGTAACAATATGTTCTTTCGACTTGCCTTCTGTCCGATCCAACACCTCTCTAATCGCTCCCAAGTCTCCCTTCATTCCCATATTGATTAACCTTGCCAAAAGCATCTCCCTCTTTGTTCTTTCATCTACTTCACAATCAAGCAGTTGATTTAAAATATCTTTTGCAGCATTTCTTCTTCCGTTTGGATTACCAGTCTTTCCCTTTTTCCATTGAGTTTCTGGATTGCCACTTTTTCCTTTTTCAAAAGGCATCTTACACCTGAACTATTCCTGTTCTACAATTCCAATTGCGACAGGCTTCTCAATTAAATCCATTAGCTTTTTTACCTTCTCGCTTTCAACTTCATACACATCAAACTCAATCCTCCAAGCGTGCGATATTTTTCCATACCTCATTCCTACCAGCTCGCAGCTAATAGCTACTCCTTCTTTTTTTACCTTTTCCACTTTTCTTCTTCTTTCCCATTTTCCCCTTGCTGTAACCTTTTCCTTTTTTTGGCACTATTTACCTACTTCCATCATTGCTTGTTCGTGAGCAGATCCAAAGTCAATTCCTTGAGTCATTAAATCTTTCATATAAACCAAATGTTGTTCTGTGTGGTGACCTGCGTGTGTTCTCATAGCAGATTGTTCTTCAGATGAAAGACTAGAAATATCTACTCCGTTTACTGACTCTTTAATTAACTCTTCTGCCTTCATTTACCTTTTGCTTTCTTTGCTTTTAATGCTTTTCCTTCTTTATCGCAAGCAACACATCCTTCTTTCTTATAT